TTCACCAAATTGTTTCGTTGATGCATTCGCAAGCGTGTTCGCTTTTACCAATACATCTGATACTCTAGCCATCTGGAGCATGTCATTCTTAGTGTCGCCTGTCTTGAGTCCTAGTGCATTCATTGAGTCAGTCAGGATAGTGGTTGCACTAGCAAGATCGAAAGCACCTGCGATCGCAAAGTCTTGTACTTGTGGTAGTGCTGCCATTGACTCTCTTACATTCAATCCAGCTGATGCCAGGAAGAAGTATGACTGAGCGAGTTCTTTCGCAGCAAAGATACCATTGTTTGACATTTCCAGGGCGAGGTCTTCTAATTCTTTTCTTGTTTCGGAACTCGCATTCCCCATAATGGAGATTGATTTAGTCATCTCCTGATTAAACTGGATCAAATTACGAACAGCCAATCCAGAGGCGATCATGATCGGCAACGTGACATTTCTGACCAGTTGCTTACCAAGGACCGATGTCCTCTGGGTGACTGCTTTGGAACGTAATTCAAACTTTTGCAAGTCAGTCTCAGCTTTAGCCATTGCTCTATCAAATTGAGTTGTTTTCGCTCCTAGAACGACAATCATGTCACCTAGGAAATCTGAAAAACCCATAGCTTTACTCCTTGTTGGGTCCTGATAACTTGTTGAGGGCTCCAGGGTTCCTTTTTTTAAGCTGGTGGAGAGCTGACTTCATTTTAACTGTGAGTGCTTTTTGTTTGTCTTCAGGCGTTTCTGCTTCCTTATCGAAATCTATATAGAACTCTTCAGGATCAGGTGTTTCGCCTGTATGGCACATCACTAACCACATTGTCATCTGCCTGATGTACGCGCATATCTTATCAGACGGAGTAGGCTCTAAAGTACTAAAGGCTACCCATTCTGTGAACTGCGCGCTTGTCATGTTTCTCAACATATCATCTACATTAAGAGTTCCGACTACATCACGTGCATAACGAAACGCAAGGCGACGCAAGGGCCGCCTTCTTAGTTTTTTTGGTCAGCTTTAACCTTCCCATTCTCAAGACCATTTAATTCAGCAACCTTGTCCCAAGCTGCATCCATTTGTCTTGAAGGAAAGTCCTGCAACTCTACAGCAGAAAACATGAGCCCACCCTCACCGTCACAAATACAACGGGAGATGATATCAGATTTCATACCTTCCAAGTCGATGGTGGTCACTCCGTCCTTGTCTTTTTTAGTGTTTCCTATTAGGAATGTTTCGTAGTCATCACGTTCTTTCTGATTCAACGGTTTGAAACCTACGAGACCCCAGCCTGCAATTTCGACTGGCTGTACTCTCATTAGATCTGTGTTCATGTCCAGAATTTGATCCCTGGTTAGGATCTGAATAACTTCTTTCTTTGCACCCATTTTGTAACTCCTTGGTTAGGTAGGTGGTTTATGCTCCTGAGGAATCCTCATTTTGTGTGACCCATCCACTGATTTTCAGTGTACATGTCGCTGTCATACGCTCTTCCATTGGTGCTCTCGGTGTGTAACCTGACATGGCTGCACACATAGTCCAGATTTCACCGTCGGGGAAGTTGACAATGGCTGTGCTGAAAACACTTTCAATGGGAGGTGTTAGTCCTGGATCGAATGCGACCTCAACTACCATTTCTCCCCAGTCAATTAATTGACCGACGATGTAGGTATGAGCCCGCAAGGTTTCCATGTGGGATGTTTTTATCATCTCACGAGTAGCACCAGGGGGCGTGAGATCGATAACCTCAGCCAGGAAACCAGTTTCCCACGTAATAGTGGTGCCTGTTCCGTTCTTGGCATTACTTGTAGTTTGAGTAGTAGGCATATACTATCTCCTTTGTTATGGGTTAGGTCTACGTTCTTCACGTAGGGCGTAGAAACTCATTACGGTGATATAAAGATTGTTTTTATCAGCAGGCAAGTCAATGGGGATAGTGGTTGGTATGATATCCATATAGTAAGTACAGGTGCCTGCTATGTCAGTAACTAGAAAATTGCCATTATGCTCTATAGCGTCTCTGACCTCTTGCATCTTGTCCTGTACTGCCATATAATCAGTACCCCTGACTCTTACTTGAAAAGACGGATACTCAGTGCTAGGATGTGATGTGTCGAAATAAAGAGCTGGAGGCTTGCCACCTGTGGCGTACACGGAGATCACGTTCTTGGGCCGCTCAGGTTCTTTAGAGATGTGGATGCTCCAGGCGGCGCTTTCATCATCAGAAAAAGGAGTACTTGAATCCTCTAATAACTTCACCTTCACATCATATGCAATTGGATTGCTCATTGTCTAGAGCCTCTTTTCAATATTGCTTGCTTTATCGCTGATTTATTCTCGTTACGAGCTCGCTCAAGAAACTTGGCCTCACCTGTTGGGTGTGACTTGGACAAGTCCTCATGTACAAATATGCTATAGAAAGCTGAATATCCAAGAACAACTCGTAAATTTTTCCGACTTGCTAGTGTCTCAGCCTCCAAGATGTGCTGAGCGTGGTCTCTAGTTAATTGAGGTAAATTGTCGGATAGGTCGTTAAAGTTACCTGCTTTTTCCTTTTCGAAGGTACCAACCAGATATAAGCTTTCTTTCAGATTACCATGTTCTTCAGGAGTCTTACGGAGGGCATTCTGTTTCAAAACCTTGCCTCCCTCAAACAAACCGGCTGCTAGTCTTTTCCGTGTCCGCTTCTTTGATTTGCGGATGCTGGATATGATCGCTCTGACTCCTGTGATCCTGATAGTCATTATATGAACACCTTGTAGAACTTTTGTCTGTTTCGTAAAGTAGGTGAGTTGCTTACTCCTTTGATCGGAAACACTCCTGTTATTTCTGTAGGGTCTGAGTGATCTGAATCAAGTTCCGTTTCACGTCCTTCATAGACCCAAGCACCTCTCCGTGCAAGAGTTTCTGGGAGATATATGACGGCTTTTGACACAGCCTGATTTCCTGCAAAATCAATGAAGGTGACAGTTTCTTCCTGCCACCTGCACAAATGCTCAGTAGGTGTGTTGTAAGTGAAACCACCATAACCATCATTAGTATCACCAGGCCAATGTACCAAGTACTGACGGAACTTGTTTTTCATCTTCATCAGTCATTCTCCTCTGCGCTGTGAGTCCCGAACCATCCAATTGATGGAGTGTTTCTGCTCTTGGAAGAGTTGATGCTTCTAAGCTCACCAGAAGAGTCTAACATCATAGCCTGTTGGCCATACATCGTGACTTGGAGATTCAAACCTAATTTGTACTGCATTTGATCCTCAGCGTCACCTGCTTCTTCTGATGCTAGAGCTTTGGCCATTATCATATAGAAATGAGCCGCGAGCCATATTGTGATCTGTTCAGTGATAGCAGCTCCTAATCCTGTGATGACATCAGCTACTAAAGCTTCAGCAGTATCAATGAAAGGCTGCACACTCATTGAACTCTCGATGTCATTGGGATTAAGAATGTCTGTTACTTGTGTTGTTGTGATTGCCATTGTCAACCTCCGTATAGTTCTGGTGATATAAATTTACGAGCTGCGGCTTCATCAAAAGTAAGACCTGCCCATTCGACTACTTCTCTTATTTCTGTGTAATCACCTTCTACAAACTTAGAAGGCCAAACTTCTCGGACTTGGAGTTCTGCACTGTGCATCTGTTGGAAACACATCTTATGGTAGTTTATCCATTCTTGCCAACTTTCTACAGTTGATCTCTTGCGCATAAACCCTGTCTTTAGACAACTATTTACTATAGCACTATCCTCACGTCTTACAATAATCCATTTAGCTCCAGGATATGCTTCGTGCCATCTAGGCCACATGAGGCACATCTTAGCTCCTTTGTAGAACCAAGGACCTTTTTGGTATCCTTGCAATCTAAACACCTCATCAACACTATGTTTTAGCGCAGGCCAAGGTGGTAAATTTGTAACATCAGGCAAAGGCGTCTGGCACATTGGATCATATCCATGTGACTGTAACCAGGGCTTGACTATCGCATTACGGATAGTGGCATTTTCAAACATACCTTTTTGGTTGCTTCTGTTCGGCCCACTCATAGTACCACCAAAAGCACCATTCATATTGATGATTCCAGCCGACATTGATGTACCTGACCTCGCACATCCTGTTATCAATATAGGATTCATTACACATCTCCTTCTAGTAGTCTTTCGAACACAGATGGTATGAAATCAACTGTGGCGAGTTTGGTATCCATTGGAAGGTATGTGTTGAAGTGGGTGTAAGGTGGGACTGAGTTCCACCAAAACTTCTCAACAAAGTACGAATTCCATAACAAAAGAGTAGGCACTCCGAATGAAGCTCCCATTATAGTGATGCCTGATGGGAACCCATATATACCTGAAGCGCCTCTTAATGCTGCGAAACATTCGTCAAGTGATGTTTTTCCTATCATATCGACTAAGTGACCATTGCCTTCATCCATCTTCATCAGCTGGGCGTTGAAATTAGTAGCGTCCCAGCCTGCTCCTATCATAAGGAACTTCTTACCTGTCTGTTTTGAGATGATGGCCATCGACTGGTATATCTTCTTTATGTCAAATTCTGCAAGCCAGTTTTTGTACATTCCATGAGGAATGAAGTACCCGATGTGATATTCTCCATGTTCCTCCTTTAGAGCAGCTTGGTAGCGTACTTCTTCAAGTGTTTGATAGATTGGGAAATCCCATTCAGTACTATACTCTGTATCACACTCATCAATAGCCATACCATGACGAGTGACACCGTTATAAGCGATAAAGTAATCATAACCTTCGACGTCTGTGAAAATAGTACGGCCTTTGTCCATGTAGGCTTCTTTCCACAACGGACGCCATTTACGGTCCTTTTTATTGAATCTGGCATACCCTCCGAATTTCACAAATGGAACTTTCTCAACATACCCTTGTGATCTATCACGATCTGTCCTCTGGGTAGCTATCCATACTTCTGGGATGCCTAGATTGTTTTCTTCGCAGAAAGAACGTACCTTTGTCAGCGTCCAGTAAATGTCACCTATTCCAGGTGGCATCAGAATCTTAACCCGCTTTACAGGAAGTCTTTCAAAAGTGATAACCTTCTTAGAAGGCACAGGTGATTGTACAGGTCCAAACTTGCGGTACCCTAGTTTCTCAAGTATTTTGATCACATGAGCAGGATCAAACATCCATAGATGCTCTACAGCCTTCCAATGGTGTCTGTGTTTCCAGTCTGGGAGATCAATGACAAGCTTAGATCCTTCTTTGGCGATCCTTGCTACTTCTTTCAACATAGCAACAGGATCAATGACATGCTCTAAGACATCATGCATAGTGATGACGTCAAAGTGTTCAGTAGGGAACAACACATCCTCTAATGGGATGTTCCAGCAATTGGCATTCTTGCATTGCTTCCCAGGTTCAACTCCGATTGCGGTATGTCCCCAAGCTATCGCAGTATCAACAAATGCACAATTTCCAGCTCCAATGTCTAATATAGTCTGACGGGCTGGGAGGTTATACGATCGTAGCCGCTTCTCGGCTACTTTGGCATCGTGCATGTAGTCATGTTGGTAGCAGTCTTTATGGTAAGTCTCGCGGTACCACTCATCCACCTCAGCGGGGGTCATAGTGAGTACCTGTCTAGTAAGGCCGCACTCACATACATGACATGTGATTTTGTTGATCTGTTTCTGGGTGAACTTAGTGCTTCCGCAGACACATTTTGATAAGAGATTGGTTACTCTGTTCATCTTACTTAGTCCTTCTGCTTGGGAATTCTTTCTTAGCGTGAGCATAAAAATCTAGAACTACATTGTTCTTGCCTTCATCTTCACGGAAGTAATGACTCCAGATGCGATTGTAATCAGACAATGCTGCTTGAGGAAGGTAGATACCACCTTTCACTACTTTAGGTTTTTGCAACCCGCGAGCATGATGTCCGATGAGTGCCTTCATGTCTTTGTTTGATATCTCCATTGACATGTCGATGAAAACGACAGTACCATACACCCGAGCCATTAGAGGTCTCCAGATTTGCATCCGTCTAACTCTACATGGTTTCTTGATTGGGATGAGTGTGATGTACTCACCTCTTTCAGTTTTCCGTTCCACTGAGTATGAGTAAACATACAAGTGAAAGGGCTCAGGTGTCTTTGCTTTCATTCTCAACTCAAAATAGAATTGATCAATCTCT